TGCTGTTGAAAAAGATTTAGTTACCGTTATGAAATCAAACGGTAAAGCTTTTTTGACTTCATTGCTTAAAGAAGCACATTTTTATGACGTTAATCGCCCTGTAATAGAGGAGAAATAGATGTTAGGCAATATGTTACAGGGTAGAGACCAACAATGGGTAGCTACCAAAGACGAAGTTACAAACACATGGCGTATTTTGGATACGTGGAACGATAGCTTAAAGGCTATGGATGTTGAAGACGATATTCCTGATGATTCACCAGCTGTTACAATTCTTACGGAAGGGGCTTTTATCTCTTTAATTAGAGAAGCTGCTCGATTAGGAATTTTAGAGAATGCTGCTTTTGGAACGGGGGAGGCTGAATTAGAAGCTATAATTTTAGATAAAGACCAAGAAATTACAGCATTAAAACATCAACTTGTCGAATTAACAGATAAAAATGCGGAAGTTGTGCGAAATAGCACTCATTCCGAAGGGTTTGATTTAAAGTCAAAAGCCATGGATAATATTTTAAAATTAGCTGCTATTGGAGATATGTCTAACATTATATCTGAAAATTAATGCGAGAAAATCGTAAAAATTGAGTAAAATATAATACAGAGACATATCTCTATAGTAATTTAGCGAGGGTTAAGTAATGAAGTTATCGTCATACTTACCAGAAGTACCAGCGTTGGCGCAACAAATGTCCGATTTAAATGGGCAGATTAACATGCTCCAGCTTATGAAAGCATCTGGGGATACTGGTTCAGCTCCAACAATTGGATTAGACCACGTTGTAAATACGTGGGTACGCCATCAAATGGCATATCGACAACAATTAGTTATGGACTTACAGACTATTGCTATGTCCGTAGAAGAAATTCGAGGTCCATTAAACCATATAACCAGTGAAGTGTTCAGACGTGGATTTGAGTGGAAGCCTACGAAAGAAGATGCTGATTCCGACCAACTTGATAACTTTAAAAATTTTATAAAAGATTGTAATGTTTTTGACCAGTCTTTAGAAGAAGTTTTAAGACAGTTTCATTTTGACATTAATTCTATAGATGATGGGTTTATCTACATTGCTAAAGAGTATATGGTAGATAAAGATGAAAAATTACATTCTAAAGTAAGGGAAATTAGACGCTTAAATCCAGCCTTAGTTGAATTTGATTTAGACCAAGCTGGTTTACCAAAAAATTATCATTTCCTATGCCCAATACATAGGGATGAAATACAAGAAAGTCAAGACACTTGTACTGAACCTGATTGTAAGCAACAAACTCTCCCAGTGATGTATAAATATTATCACAGAAATAAACATATCTATTTATTTGATTCGGAAATTATCCATATATCTAAATTTTCACCCTCGGAAACATATGGATGGAGCCCTATATTAACTATTTTTGAAAAGGCTTTAACCTTAATAGGTATGGACAAAAACCTTTATCGTTATTTCTTTGAAAGAAAAATGCCGGGTAGTATGATGATGGTCTTTACAGATGACCCAGAATCTTTACGCAGAGAGAGGGCTAATCTAGCAGCTCAAACTAGGCTAGACCCTAACTTTGTTCCTATGGTTGCTGTATCGGCTAAGAATAATAGAGGTAGAGTAGACATGGTTCGTTTGTTCCATACGTTGCAAGAAATGGATTACTTACCTGTACGAGATGAAATTCGAGAAAGGGTGGCAGCTATGTGGGGAGTTACTCCAGCATGGCAAGGCTCTCCTGAAGCCTTCGGAGGTCTGTCTACCCAAACACAGCAATTAGTAGTTATGTCTAGGGTTGTTGAAGGTGACCAAAGATTGTTACATGAAAAAGTTTTACCTAAATTATTGGACGCATTTAATATTACAGATTGGGAATTATCATTAAAAGTCCCAGAAGAAAAAGCAGAAGCTACGAGAATTAGTTTCACACAACAACGAGTTTCTATAGCTAGCCAATTAAATCAAATGGGATTTACTGTTAAATTAAAAGACACAAATGTAATTATGGAAGATATTGAGTTTATTGTAGACGGAGAATCTGCCCCAACAGCTCAAATTACAGCTGAACAGCAAATGATAGCACTGGAACAACAAATGCAACAGGCTCAAATGCAAGAACAAATGCAGCAAGGTGGGGAAGAAGAAATGCTTCAAAAAGGGTATGTTCCTGATTGGAGCGGAAAAGGTCCTATGGAGGAACGAGATGTTGACGAATGGGCAGAAGACCGAGATAGAGCTGCCGAAGCCAGCTTTTGGGGATTTAAAAGATTATCTGGGAGACCTCCAAAAGGAGTAGATAAACGAGTAATAAAATCTGATACATGGGTTAATAATTTAGTTGACCAAGGTTTTGGAACTCCCATTATTAAAGAAGTTAGTCAAGATGGTAAACAGTTATGGTTCGTTGCAGACGGCATTGATTATGTAGCCGACATACTAACTAGTGGCAAACTCTTTGTAGAAAAAGCTAAATTTGCTAACCCTAGTATTTCTTATGCCCCTACACAGACAACCAAGAAGCGTATAGAGCCTGATAACGTACAAGGTGAACCATACACTGGAGATACTATTGACGAGGGGAATAACTAATGCCAGTTAAACGTATAGCTAATAAATGGTATTGGGGAAATCAAGGTCCCTTTGATACACGTAAAAAAGCTGAGGAAGTTCAACGTGCTGCCCATGCATCCGGGTATCAAAACCCATTACAGAAAATTGCAATTGGGGCTCGACAAGAAGGACCCAAACCTAATATTCCTAAAAAGACAGCTTTCCTTGAACTGAAAAAGAAACAACTTTATTTTCAATGTGAGGTAGACTATAGGTTAGCTACTCATGAGGAATATGCTCGAAATGAAAAATGTGATTCTTGCTTTTTCTGGAAAGATAATGGTGCTTGCCATATAGTTTTAGGTAATATAGAACCTTATATGTGGTGTAATCAATGGCATGAATCCGCTATTTTACAAAAAGAAGATGGTGGGGGCGACGGTGGAGGAGCTTTAGCAGGTGGCGGCACAGTATTTACGTCTACGAACTCAGGTATTTTTAATCCTACATATGGTGGGAATGGTAGAAAAACCAAAAAGAAAACTGGAATTGACCGACTAGCTCAATTTATTACAGAAAACTCTCCTCAAAAAAAGATGTTTAAAGCGTGGGGTAGTGGTTCTGCCGAAGTTGATGAATTACATAGGGCTGGCAAAAAAGATATTTTAGAACGTGATGAAGAACAGAATGAACCAGAGGTTACTATGATAGAAGAAAATAAGAAAAAACAATGAGATTAAATAGGCTATGTCCTAAATGCAACGGTTCGTTGTATGTAAATGTAGATAAAGATTTAAGTTGCCTAATGTGTGGCAAAAGTATAGCGTTGAGGAGAGCAATAGATGAGAACCAAAATTCCAGACAAAGCCAAAGACGACCTAATAAAAAAATGGGTTTCCGGGGCAACCTACACAGAGTTGGCCAAATTCCTACATCAATATTACGGAGTGGACGTTCACCGAACTACCGTAATGCGATGGGTAACCAAGGAAATTCCAATAGACCTAACAGACCCTTCTGACATTGAACTAGATTCCCTAGAGGATAGATATAAATTAGATTCTAGACTAGCTAGATATAGGGCTGAAGCTTTAGCTTATCGTCGTTTATATAATATTGCTATTCAAAAAACCCTTCGGAAAGATAAATTCATTGATGCTATTTATGATGCTACTACTTCCTTTCAAGCCGTTAAACCCATTAAACCTACAAAACCTACAGGTAAACGTAGAGGCGAATCTACCCAAACCGTAGTAGCTCCTCTTACTGATACACACATTGGTGAAGACGTTGACTATCAACAAATGGCTGGGCTTAACTCGTATTCATTTGAGATATTTAATAGACGCTTATCTGGATGGGCTAAACAAGTTTTAAATCTAGTTGAACTTCGCAGAGCATCCGTTCCTATAGATGATTTAATAGTACCTATGCTTGGAGACATGATATCTGGCGATATACATGATGAGCTTATAAAAACTAATCAAGATAATGTTTTGGGGCAGATGAGTAGAGGAGCCAATTTAATTGCGCAAGCTTTGTTATACCTAGCTCCACACTTTAAAACGATTACCGTACCTTGTGTTGTAGGTAATCACGGAAGGATGACCCGTAAACCCCCAATGAAAGATAAATATATGGATTGGGATTACATGCTTTATCAATGGGTGGCAGCTTTCTGCAAAAATCAAAAGAATATTAAATTCCAAATTAATACTAGTTACATGAATATATTTCAGGTATACGATAAGAACGTGTTAATTATGCATGGGGATAGCGCATCTGGAGCAGGGTCTATTGCTACGATTACAAAGGTATTAACTAATCTTAGGTCCGTGTTACAGTTTAGGCAAGGCTTAGAACCAGAGGTTGCTGATTCAAATAGCCATATTAAAGAGCCTAATTTACTACCAACTAGTTTTGATTCGGTAATGATGGGCCATTTTCATAGGGTTGATGAAATAGATATTGGTACAGGGCATGCAATTATATGTGGGTGTATGAAAGGCGGAGATGAATTTGCCTTACAACGACTAGCGGTAATTACTAAACCGCAACAAATTGTTACATATTGGCATCCTAAGTATGGTTATATAGGAAAAGAAACTATATATTTAAATGCTTTTGATACAGTACCTAGTCAATTTACTGATGTTTTAGCTGAAGTTTGGTCAGAAAGTCCCTCTTTTTAAGTATAATAATTAGAAGGGAGAGCTATGGACTTATTACTTAATAATAAAATTAAAGACGTTATTAATGAAGCTTTACTTGAAGTAGGTAAAAAAGCCTTCTCTATGTCTCAAGAAACTGCTCCCTATTGTACAGGAGAATTAAAACGTAGTGGCTTGGTTAATGAGAAAAGTACCACTATGTTAGAGATTCGTTACGACGCACCACATGCCGCAGCGGTTGAATATGGGAGAGATACTGATATTAGTAATGAACAATATACGGTAACTGTTCCAGCACATATTCGTAGAGTAAGAACCAAAAATGGGCGCATTAATAATGTACAAGTTAAAGAGCACACTAAAACATTTGTAGGAGTTAAACCTATTTTATGTGAAGATGGTCAATGGAGAACTGTACATGTAGAAGGTCCTAAAGAAGGGCGTTTCTTTTTAACCAAAGCTATCCAAGACGTATTTAAAAAAGCATTAGGTTTTAATAATGGTTTATATAGATATAGTAATAATTGGACAATCCAGAATAGATAATATGTAGGGGAGAAATTATGGTAGATGTAAATAAAGTAACACCAGAACAAGAATATGTAATAGCACGTCATTCTAGAATGGTGGGTAAAATATTGGACTTATTAGAAGCCTCAATGCCAGAAGGGGTACAATGCGAAAAAATCAAAAAACTTGCACAAGTACCGCTATATGATTTTAGAAATGAAATGATTCGGTTAGTAACTACTGGAGTTCCTAAAGAATTATAATATAAACCCGACTTTTTTCGTAAATTTTACAGAAAACGTAGTATAATAACTTGTATAGCATAATCGCTATTATATAATTGCTTACGGAGAGGTCGGGAGTGGCTTAGACCAACCTTTCTTAAAGTAGTATAAAAACTATTATAAGGAGGAACACTAATGGCAGACGAGATTTATAATCGAATCGAAAAGCAGTTAGAAGGTAATAGCCTTGCTCTTTCCGCTGTAGCAGAAGTACTTCAAAAAATGGATGCAAGAATGGCGACCGATGAAGAAGTAGCTTTAGCTAAACAGGAAGAGGAAGCAGCCGCTGCTGACAGACAGTCTCTAATCAAAGATATCGCCGCAGAAGTTGCTGGAATACTGAAAGCCGACCAAGGCATGGATGTATCTGGTGAAGAGCGACCTGCAAAACCAACTGGAAAAACTCCAGCTGGAGCAGATGATTCCGAAACCCCTGTAGCTGCTACAACCAATATTGAAGACCAACAGAACACAATACAGGCTATGAGCAAAGCAGATGAGGATGACGAAGAAGATATGGAAAAAGGTCATGATGAAGATGATGACATGGAAAAGGGTGGAATGTACTACAAGGACGAAGAAGAGGATGAAGAAGAAATAGAGAAGGAAGACGACGATGACGAAGAGATGGATGAAGAAATGAAGTCTCTCGCTAAACAAGTCAAACAATTGAAGAAAGCATTGGCTGCTACTGAAAGTAATATGCACAAAGCTATCAAAGTTGAATCTGAAGAAAGGCTACGAAAAATGGGCTTTAAAGAAGATAATGGCTTACAAGCACCTCAAAGAGTCTCATTGGGATTGGATGGAACAGACACCATTAAAAAGTCGGCTGACAACATTGAAGTTGTTGACCAATTAGCAAGTCTTTCATACAAAGAGTTGAGAGATATGCAAACGAGTATCGAAGCAGGTAACACTGACGGTATTCCAAGAGAATTACTCGGATAATCAAAAATTTTATTAGGAGGAAATGAGTAATGGCTAATCCAAGCTTAACCGAATATCTAGC